ACTGGATGCTATCGCGCTGGCGAACGCCGCCGAGTTTGTGACCGAGGCAATCCGGTACCGTTATGGGTTGCCGGACGGGCGGCACCTTACTTTACCGGAGCTGTGCTGGTGGGCCGTGACGAAAGGGCTGGCTCATTTGCTGCCGCCGGAAATTATTTGCGAAGCGCTGGGGGTTAAATACAAACCCCCGGGTGGTCAGGGTAAAGAAGCGGATGTGAACCCGTGGGAGAGGCAACCACGTGAAGAGCTGGCGAACAACATCAAACCGGTGCTGGCGCTGGCCATCGACCCTGAGACGCCAGAGTCTTATGCCCTGATCCCGAAGCGCCGCCGGTATGAGAACTCGAAATACACTCAATGGGTAAAGCGCCAGCCATGTTGTGGCTGTGGCAACGGGTCGCATGATCCGCACCACATCACCGGCAATGGCTTTGGCGGTATGGCAACAAAAGCGCATGACCTGTTCGTGATCCCGCTGTGCAGACGGTGTCACGACTCACTTCATGCGAATACACCGGCTTGGGAAGAAGAACATGGTGATCAGATGTATTTGGTCATGAAGACATTAGACCGCGCGCTGGCGACGGGCGTTATCGCTACCGGCAAACAAAAATAAGTGTGGAGACAGCATGAACCTTGAAACGATTTTGAAGCATTTTTCCCCGAAAGGGTTATCGATCAGCGACAGTTCCCGCGCGACGGCCAGTGATGCACTGAACATCACCGATATAATGGCGGCGTTAGGGATGACGCAGAGCGGCGCTGAATTCGGGTTGCGCCTGTTCCTGGCGAAAAATGGTGTCAGCAAACAGGACAAAACGATAGCTGTCGGCATGCTGACCCAGTACGCCAAAAAGCACGCGCCGAAGCATATCGGCAAAGTTGCTGGCCGCCGTCTGGCTGAATGCCTGCGGATTATGTCGAAGATGGCTTTTGAAGATTACGCCCGATCAGCTGCTGCAACTTCTACCTGTCCGTGCTGTTCTGGTACCGGATTCCGTGAAGAGAAAGAACAGGTAGTGAATGAGCTGGCGCTGAAGCGTGAAAATACCTATCCGTGGGAACGGCTGGATAACCCGGAAAGCATTCCATATGCGAAGGAAAGCACCATGATCAGCCGTGGCAGTTATGTTGAAGTTCACCGCCGCACTTGCCCCACATGTAAAGGTAAGAAAGTCAAATCAAACCGCTGTCGCTGCAATGGGACTGGCAGGGTCATGACTCGGGGGAGTGTAATAGTAATGGGAATACCAATTCCCGTAGAAAAAGAGTGCCCACGTTGCCATGGCGTTGGATTTTCCCGCCTGCCGGCATCAGTGGCCCACCGCGCTGTAAAAGCATTACTGCCAGACCTGCCGGAGAGAACATGGAACAACAGCTGGAAACCGTTCTATGAGAAGCTGATCACCAAATGCTTTATTGAAGAGTCGGCTGCGGAATCGGAATTTAAAAAGGTGACCCAGTGATTTAGACGTTGCAAAAGTTGCCGAATCTGGCTAGATTTATCCCAATGATGGAAAATTTGTACCTGATATCAAGCCTCGGCAAACGCTGGGGCTTTTATATTCAGCACATCAGGAAAGAGCATCGTCGTGAGATGTCAGACGCGTCCAATCTGTGACACTGGTGCCGGTGGGCGATGTCCTTTCCTTTGTGGTGACATAGCTATCAGGGCCGCATGGGGTTGACGCGTCATAAGCCTCTCACTCGGCGAACAGCTCGGAGCGGCCACAGCTTCCCTTCTGGAGCTTGAAGACCTGCAATGATTACGAATCGGTGGGCCATCCTTGGGATGAGGATGTTGTTTAGGTTGTGTTTTATCACGTTGGGATATTATTTCTTTGCGGTGAATCCCCCTATGCGGTGGGGCTAACCAGCTAAAGAAGTAAGATAGCCGTGACAGTTAGCGGACCATGGTTAGCTGGCCAATGGTTCACCGGGAGGCACCCGGCACCGCAACTTGAAATACAGTGCTTTTCAGTCTGCGAAGATGGGATTACCCGGAGTGATTGGAAAGCACATTCGCATGAGCGTTGGGATTTCATCAACATCACGTTGTGACCGCACTATTTCAGCGCTCAGCCGAATGTTAATAGAACCCGTTATCAAGGCTTTTTAGTTTTCGGTCTTTGTGCTATTTTCCGCGCCGTTGCAGTGGGGCAATGTGAATACAAGTTCATCGAATGTGTAAAAAGAACGGTCGTACCGGATATATCCTTAAACGACGCCGGAGCGTTACCGGCATGATCCCCACTGCAACAACTAGCTGACGAAACCCGCCGATATGCGGTTTTTTGCGTTTAAGAGGCTGCCAATTTGGCGGCCTTTTTTATGTCGTTAATTTGATTATGAGGGTTGTAGCCGTGAAAAGGGACTTGTCGAAGTCCTGCCGGTTTAATTGCAGCGCTGAGTGGTTTGAAATAGAATCAGCTCGCTTAAAATGATCGTCATCATTAGAACTTCATGGTTCTGTCACATGACATGCAGGGAATGAAGTCTGAAGTTTGTTATTAGTTACAAGATGTTATTGAGTAAATCAAAGCTGTAGAATTTGTGTTAAATTCTCCTTTCTAATGATAAGGGAGAATCATATGGCTTCACTTTTTAATACAACAAATAAATCTGCACGCAATTACATCACTGCGTTATGGGCTGGTTTTTTAGGTGGCAACATAGCGAGTTTTGTAAAATGGGGTACAGAGAGTGTGCTTCCTCCGAGAACTGCGGATAGAGCAATCCCACCCGCTGAAATGCTTAGCGATTTTGGTTTAAAAGTTAATGAAATGGTCTACACATACTCAGGGCATATTGTTAACTGGGGTGTATCAGGTGTACATCATCTCTTCTCGATCGTCTTTGCGATGTTTTATTGCCTAGTTGCCGAGGTCTTTCCTCAGATAAAGCTTTGGCAAGGGGTCGCTTTCGCAATACTAGTCACAATCTGCTTCCATGGCATTGTGTTACCACTGGGTGGGTGGGCCCCCCCGTTATGGGACTTACCACATGATGAAATAATCTCTGAAACTTTTGGTCACATAGTTTGGATGTGGACAATTGAGGTTTTCAGGAGAGATATCCGCAGTCGTATGACAAAAAAAATGGATCCAGAATTCGAATAACTGTTACCTATCCCAGCAGAAAATAAAAAAGGGTCGCCTACTGGCGGCCTTTTTTATTTCCCGAATTTAGCGTCCGATAAAAGAGTCAGCTCATTCTCATGAGTGCGTGTGGTCGAGACTCTATTCCCTAAGACTATGTACCCAACCGGCAGACCGGAGGGGGAGACTATGAAAATGGACCAAAGCTCAGGAAACATCGTCACGCAGTTTTTTGCGTGGTTCGCTGCGATAGCGGCCGCCTGCGGTTTCACCACTCAAGACATGATTTACATGCTGTTTGGCCTCATCGGTGTGATCATTTCTTTTGCGTCGTATGTCAGTGGTCGCCTGGACGCCCGCAAGGCACGAAAGGAAAATGAAAAGCGCACCAAAATCGTCAGCGACTATCTTGACGAAGCGCGCGCCAAACCAGCTCACGAAAAGCCAGCAGCCGCAAAGGTGATCAGCGAAGCACTTTCAAAAGCGGAAGGCTGATATGGCAAATATTAAAACCAAACTCAGCGCGGCAATGCTGGCGCTGATAGCTGCTGGCGCTTCAGCACCGGTAATGATGGCTCAGTTTGAAAGTGAAAAAGAAGGCACCAGCATTATTGCTTACGCAGATCGCGGCGGAGTCTGGACAATCTGTGGCGGCGTCACACGCGTTTACGGCAGGCCTGTTGTAAAAGGGCTGAAATTAACCCGAACACAGTGTGACACCATCGATAAAGCAGAACAGGCCAAAGCGCTGGCGTGGGTCGATAAAAACATTCACATCCCGCTGACCGAGCCCCAGAAAGTCGGTATTGCGTCGTTTTGCCCGTGGAACATCGGCCCGGGTAAATGCTTTCCTTCCACGTTCTATCGAAAGATTAATTCCGGTGACCGCCGCGGTGCGTGTGCTGAGATAAAACGTTGGGTCCATGACGGCGGAAAGGATTGCAACATTCGGGCTAATAACTGTTACGGCCAGGTGGTGCGACGCGATCAGGAAAGCGAACTGACATGCTGGGGGCTGGATGAATAACAATTTACCGATAGTGCTGGCCTTCGTAGCTGGCACTGCTCTTGCCTGGTGGGTTGAAGGTTTGCGCTGGGACGCCGACGTTTCCAAACTGAATGAAGCCCACAATGCAGAACTGAAGAAACAAAGCGATCAGGCCGTGATTGACCTGACCAACCAGCAGAAGCGCACTGAAGCGGCACAAACCGCACTGGCGGCGCTGGATGCGAAGCACACGAAGGAAATGGCGGATGAATATGCCAAGAATGAGAAATTGCGCGCTGATGTTGCTACTGGTACTCGCCGGGTGCGAATCGCCGCAGCAAACCTTGCCACCTGTCAGAACGTCGGGAACAGCACTTCCGGCACCGGCAGCCTGGGCGATGCAGCACAAGTCGAACTCTCTGGCGCTGGTGGACGAGCTGTTCTCGATCTCCGAGCCAGCGCCATTAAAGACGATCAAGTGATCCGATATCTTCAAGACTACATCCGTAAAATTTCTAAATGAAGGATGATCTTTAAGACTTTTTGCAACTTCAATTTTCCCACCTCCTACTAAACTTAAAGCGTTATGTTTGGTTAGGGAGGAACCATATGGCAGAGAAAGATGCATATTCCATCTTATTGGAAGCCTCACATGGGAAGTTGAATTCGAGTGATCTATATAAAGGAAAGCCAGTCAATTCAGTGATTGAAGTTGCTCTAGATGCGATAAACGAGCTTGAATTGGAGATTCAAAGGCTAAATTACATTATCCGACAAAAAAACAAGCTACGTTAACCGCCTTTAGGCGGTTTTTTTATAACTGCAATTAGGTGTAGCTAAATGACGAACAAAATCTATTTGAGCTTTAACCGTCTTTATACTTTGAAAGATGGCGATTATCACGGTGCAACACTGACTTATCGGATTAAGCACGGCGATGACCTACTGGCGGAAGGTGAAATTAATGGGAAATCACTTTCACCTTTTATCAGGCCGATCGAAATCGAAGAAACAGAAATCACCCGGCCCCTGACAGTTGAGTACGTCTGTACTGGCAATGTGGAAAATGTATCAGCTTTCTCAACGATGTCGGACCCAGGATTTCGAATTGACCAAAGCGGCAAGGTATTCATCAATAATGCTCATATTTCCCAATCCATTATTAGTAATGCGCTGACTACCACGGGCGATGCCTGCGAGAGCAACGAAGAAAAGCGCATTAAAAAGTTGGTGATTGATAACGTTACCGAACAAATCACCAAAATGCTGCAACCAGGTGGACTTCTTTCTCGTAGATAAGCGGGGTAATTATGCAGGTCACTATTGATGGTGTCCCGTATGCGCCTGTGCGCAATTCGGGATCGCGTATTGGTATTGCCGTCAGTACACACAACCGGCCTGCTGTTCTGGCGAAGACGATAGAGCAACACCTGAAACACCTACCCGCTGGCGCTAAGTTCATCGTGATTGATGACGGCTCAGCGCCAGCAGCCACCGCCGCCGGTATTGAAGTAATCAGGCATGAGAAATCACTCGGGATCGTGGCTTCGAAGAACCGGAGCCTCGAGGCGCTGATTGATGCTGGCTGTGAGCATCTTTTCCTATGGGACGATGACGCTTATCCGATCAGCGATAATTGGCACGTCCCATACGTCGAATCGCCTGAACCCCACCTGGCTTACCAATTTCTTGATCTGGCTGGCGCTAAAAAACTGTACGACATGGCCGTGTTGTATCGCGATGACCGACATGTTGCCTACACCGGCCAGCGCGGTGTGATGCTGTATTACCACCGCAGCGCAATTGAGAAGATAGGTGGCTTTGACCCGATTTATGGCCGCGGCATGTACGAGCATCCCGATCTGGCGCTGCGCATCCATAACGCTGGCCTGTCAACGTGGGCTTTCGCTGATGTGACTGGTTCGGAAAAGCTGATTCATTCGCTGGATGAGCATGCAGCTGTCGAACGTTCTGTTCCACGGCCTGACCGTGAGGCGCTGGTAAAGCGCAATGTCGGAATTTACAACGGCAGGCGGGACAGTGGCTATACCGGCTTTGCCCCTTATCGTCGCGAACGTGACGTGGTCATCACCACATTACTAACCAGCCAGCCAGATCCTCAGCGTGCTGTTGTAATGAAGGCTGATGAATCAGCTCTTTCTTTCTGGTCGTCTTCGATTCGCGGCGCTGACGCTGTGGTGCTGGCCGACCAGCTCAGTGTTGCACCTGCTGGCGCTTCTCTGGTTATGGTGCCCGCGGTTCAGATGAGCCCATACTTTGCCCGCTGGGTTCACATCTATCAGCACCTCAGAGCGCATCCTGAATACCGGTTTGTGTGGTGTACGGATGGGACTGACGTTGAGATGTTGCGTGAGCCTTGGGCTGAGATGGTACCCGGGAAGATATACGTTGGCTCTGAGCATAAGACTTACGCTGACGGCTGGATGAAGGCGAACCATCACGGGCGCGCATATGGCGATTTCATTGATCAGTATCGCGATGAGCCACTTCTTAACGCCGGTCTCCTCGGCGGCTCACGTGATGACGTGATGGAGTTTGCACACCGGATCATCAGGTTGTATTACAGCATCGAAAGCCAGCGATTCTGGAAGATGGAGACAGCGCCAGCGACCGCGGTTGATATGGGTGCGTTTGGCATGGCTGCAAAGTCATTCGGTGACCGTGTTGTTACAGGGCCAAAGGTTCACACGGTCTTTAAATCTGATGATGGTATGGGTAAGGAGTTCGCATGGTATCGCCACAAGTGAAGTTTGCCGTTGTCTGTCATCACTCCCGCATGGAAATGGCATTAAAGCTGGCTGAGTCTCTCCCGGTTGATACTGAGCTCTTTATCGATAATTGCGATAGTGGAGCAAATGCAATCCACTATCGCGCCCTCGAATGGGCAACTGAGCAATCTTGCAGGGTGGTAGTGCTTGAAGATGATGCGCTTCTGGTACCTGGCTTCACTGAGTCCGTTCGTGAATGGGTGACCCGGTTCCCCGATAACCTTATCAGTTTCTATCTGGGCACTGGCCGCCCGCCACAGTATCAGCAGCAGATAGCAGCCAGCCTGATTGATGCTGATAAGCGGCGTGGCGACTACATCACGATGGACCGCTTGATTCATGGCGTGTGCTATAGCCCGCCAGTCAACGCACTAGATCGCATCATGCAGAACTGGAACCGCACCAAGGCCGCTGACTATGCAGTCGGAGATGCGCTGGGCGGCAAGGTCATCTATCCGTGTTACTCGCTGGTGGATCATGCCGACGGCGTCACGGTCGAGCGACACCCAGATAATCAGCCAAGGATAGAACGGCGGCGCGCCTGGCGTCTTGCAGGACCTACTGAATGGCAAAGCTAATGACACTCAAGCCCCGGCTGCAGGTTATGACGGCGCAGCGATTGAAGCCAATGGTTATCGCTGACAGCCGCATTACAGGATGGAAGTTACAGGCGCGTCGCAAGCGAATGTGGGCAGCCAGTCCGTGCTGTGCGGTCTGCGGACGCCTGACTGAATACCCGAATGGGTTTGAACTTGATCACATCGTATCGCTTTATCAGGGTGGCCCTGATACCGATGATAACTGTCAGATCCTCTGCAATGGCGATGACGGTTGCCATCGGAAGAAGACGCGGGACGACATGAAAGGAAGGTGAGCCCGTCCGAGAGGGGTGGGGGGGGTAAGGGAAAGCTCCAACCCCTCTCGCCCGCGAAACCGCGCTCCCTCTCACGCGCAGAAAATTTCCCCCTTTGGAGGGTGTAAACATGTTAACAGCGCAGAAGCGAAAATTCGCCATTGCGCTGGTTTCCGGTATGTCACAAAAAGACGCGGCAATTAAAGCTGGATATTCAGAAAAATCCGCTCGTTCCAAGGGGTCGCAGCTCGCTAATGACCCGGAAGTCATCGCATTTATTAAACGAAAAAAGAAAGAAAAAGTTGAAGTCGATGATGTACCGACGTTCGGAAAAAATGTTAACACCCCAGCAGTAACAGCTACCTCTCCACGACCTGAAGAAAATGCCGGAGGTATAGGCGTTTATGAGGACCCGCTGGATTTTCTAAAAGCCGTGATGAATAGCGCCGCTGAGGATATCGACATTCGAAAAGATGCAGCAAAGGCTATGTTGCCTTATGTTCACAGCAAAAAAGGCGAAGGCGGAAAGAAAGATGCGAAGCAGGCAGCAGCAAAAGCGGTTGCCAGCAAATTTGCGGGTATGGCCCCGCCACAGCTTGTGGTCAACAACGGGAAACAGTAAATGCCTGAATGGTCTACTGCATGCACTGACTGGGCTTCGAAGCTTGTTAACCGTGAGTCAATCATCCCGCCACCGATATTCCCTGACTCTGGTCAGTATGCTCTGTCGATATTCAAAGAGCTGAAAGTGACCGATGTGCCCGGCAAACCGACGTTTGGAGAGTGCTCGGAACAGTGGGTGTTTGACTTCGTGCTGGCAATATTTGGTGGGTATGATCAGGCAACCGGAAATCAGATGATCCGAGAGTACGGACTACTGATCAGCAAAAAGAACACAAAATCCACTATCGCGGCGGGCATTATGCTCACCGCTCTGATTATCTGTTGGCGCGCCGATGAAGAACATCTGATTTTAGCGCCAACAAAAGAAGTGGCAGATAACTGCTTTAAGCCAGCGGCCAGCATGGTGAGGGAAGATGAGGAGTTATCAACCATCTTCCATATTCAGGATCACATCAGAACCATAACCCATCGTATAAACCGTAACAGTCTTAAGGTTGTGGCCGCTGACAGCGACACCGTGTCCGGGAAAAAGGCGGGGCGTATTCTGGTTGAAGAACTCTGGCTTTTTGGGAAGAACGCAAAAGCTGATGCGATGTTCATTGAGGCATTAGGTGGTCAGGTATCACGTAATGAAGGTTGGGTAATTTACCTCACCACACAAAGTGATGAGCCGCCTGCCGGTGTTTTTAAAAAGAAACTCGATTACTGGCGAAATGTCCGTGATGGCATCATCAAGGACGGCAAAACGCTCGGGATTTTGTATGAGTTTCCGCCAGAAATGGTTGAAACTGAGGGTTTTAGAAATCCAGACAACTTTTATATTACCAATCCCAACATGGGGCGTTCGGTAAGCAAAGAGTGGCTGGATGATGAATATCTGAAACGCTCCCAGGAAGATGAAGGCAGCCTGAGGAAGTTTCTGGCGAAGCACCTGAATGTCGAAATAGGCATGAATCTTCGTAATGACCGATGGGCCGGCGCTGAATATTGGGAAACTCAGGCCGATCCGGCCGTCACCTTCAAACAGATACTGAGCCGTTGCGAAGTGATAACCGTAGGAATTGACGGCGGTGGCCTTGATGACCTTCTGGGTCTTTCGATAGTTGGAAGAGATAAAAATACGCGGGAATGGCTGACCTGGTCACACGCCTGGGCGCATGAAAAAGCCCTCGAGCGTCGGAAAAGCGAAGAGAGCAAACTGAGGGATTTTGAAAGGCAGGGCGATCTGACGATAGTCAAAACAATGGGCGATGATGCCGATGAAGTCGCGATGTATGTTTCTCAGATTTATGAGGCCGGTCTGCTCGACAAAGTTGGCATGGACCCCGCCAGCGTGGGCGTGTTGCTCGATACCCTGATTGAATCAGGTATACCACAGGATTCTGTCGTTGGCGTGAGTCAGGGCTGGCGACTGGGAGGGGCATGCAAGGCAGCAGAAAGGAAGCTGGCAGAAGGTGTGCTCAAGCACGCTCTGCAACCGCTGATGAACTGGTGTGTGGGTAACGCAAAAGTAGTGATCAGCGGCAATGCCCCTCTGGTGACAAAAGGAGCCAGCGGCATTGGTAAAATCGACCCATTAATGGCGCTCTTTAACGCCATTTATCTGATGGCGCTGAATCCAGCCCCGACAAAAAAAGATTACGGCGTTTTCTTTATATAGAGACAGCGTCTTCCATGACCCGCCACGGCGGGTTTTTTCGTTTCTGGAGATCAGGAAATGAAGCAACAGCATGCCGTCAGTCTTCTGAAGGTGAAATCGGTCAATGAGGAGACGCGGGAGATCACTGGCATTGCCACCACGCCGACACCTGACCGGTATGGAGACATCGTAATGCCGGAAGGGGCAGAGTTTCAGCTTCCGATCCCGCTTTTATGGCAACACGACCATCAGGCCCCGATTGGAGAAGTGACAAGTGCCAAAGTCACCCCTGAGGGGATTGAGATAAAGGCACAACTGGTTAAGGCAGATGCCCCGAGCCAGCTGGCCGCCAGACTTGAAGAGGCCTGGCAGAGTATTCGCCTCGGGCTGGTTAAGGGCCTGTCTATAGGCTTTCGTCCGATCGAATACGCCTACATCGACGAAGGCGGCATCCGCTTTACGAAGTGGGAGTGGTACGAACTCTCAGTCGTGACGGTTCCGGCTAACGCCGAGGGGACGATTCAGGCAGTCAAATCTATCGATGAGAAACTGCGCGCCGCGTCAGGCACAGGGCAGAACGATTCGAAAAACAACAAACGCGCTGGCGCTACAGCAAAAAAAATCACTTCGATTAAAGGAACAACAATGAACATTTCTGAGCAAATCAAATCGTTTGAAACTAAGCGCGCAACGCTGGAAGCGACCCGTGAATCTGTGATGGCAAAATCTTTTGAAGAAGGCCGCACGCTTGATCTGGAAGAAGAAGAGAAATACGACGAAGTTTCTGCGGAAATCAAAAGCGTCGATTCTCACCTTGCACGCCTGCGCGATATGGAAGCCACCAAAGCCGATACCGCAAAACCGCTTCAAAAAGCCGCCAATGGCCATGTTGTTACTACGGAAGGTAACCGTGCACCGGGCATTATCCGCGTGGAACAAAAGCTGGAAAAAGGTATCGCGTTTGCCCGCTTCGCGAAATCTCTTGCCGCCGCGAATGGTAGCCGCTCCGAAGCGCTGGAAATTGCCAAAAAGCAATATCCTCACGATGCAAAACTTCACCATGTCCTGAAAGCCGCTGTTGGTGCAGGTACCACAACTGATCCGACATGGGCCGGTAGCCTGGTTGAATATCAGGAATACGCGAATGACTTCGTAGAATTCCTTCGACCTCAGACCATTATTGGTCGTTTCGGGCAGGGAAGTATCCCTGCGCTGCGTCAAGTTCCGTTCAATATTCGAATTCCGGCGCAAACGTCCGGCGGTTCGGCCAACTGGGTTGGACAGGGGAAAGCGAAACCTTTAACCAAATTCGATTTTGAGTCGATCACGTTTGGTTTCTCAAAAGTAGCCGCTATCGCTGTGCTGACTGATGAGCTGATCCGCTTCTCTAACCCTGCCGCTGATGCGCTGGTAAGAAATGCACTGGCTGAAGCGGTCATTGCCAGACTGGACACAGACTTCATCAACCCGGCAAAAGCCGAAGTTGCGAATGTGTCACCGGCCTCCATCACAAACGGTATTGCAGGCATTCCATCTACTGGCGATCCGGACGCCGATGCAGAAGCGGCATTTGGTCAGTTTGTTGCTGCCAATCTCCAGCCGACGGGCGGGGTGTGGATCATGTCCAGCACCAACGCGCTGGCGCTTTCGATGAAGAAGAATGCACTGGGTCAGAAAATGTACCCTGAAATGACTCTTCTTGGTGGCACTTTCCAGGGGTTACCGGCAATCGTGTCTCAATATGCCGGCACCAATCTGACTCTGCTGAATGCGCCTGATATTTATTTGGCGGATGACGGCGGTGTTGCGGTTGATATGTCCCGCGAAGCATCTCTCGAAATGGAAAGTGATCCTACGGGTGACAGCGTCACCCCGACGGGTACCGAGATGGTCTCAATGTTCCAGACAAACAGCGTCGCCATCCGCGCAGAACGCTGGATCAACTGGAAGCGTCGCCGTACTGCTGCGGTTGCAGTGATTACCGGGGTTAATTACGGGGCGAACGCGGGCAGCTAAGCGCTTAAACGTCAGGAGATGCGGGGGGAAACCCCCGCATGCTTTGCATGAAACAAGTTCGCTATCTGAAAGATACACACGATGCCCATGCCGGTGAAAGGCGGTTTATTCGTGACGATTATGCCGAAGTACTTCGTTTAACGGGGCATGTTGAAATTATTGACACTGTCGAGAAAAAAACGAAAACGCGAAAAAAAGAATAAAACTCAGGAGAGGCAGCGATGTTAAGTTTTTTCCGCAAAAAGCCTAAAGAAGAAAAGGCGATGCAGGCTGCAACCGGGGGATCATGGAGAAGGATATTTGAATCCTTCACGGGTGCCTGGCAACGAAACATAGAGGTTGATAGCGCAACCGTTCTGGCTTATCACGCGGTGTTCTCCTGTATTTCCTTGATATCCGCCGACATCGCAAAAATGCCCCTGCAGCTGAAAAAGAAGTTGGGTAGCGGGATATGGGCCGATCATGCTGACCCCAAGATTTCACCGTTACTGAGGAAGCCAAATAGCTTTCAGACACGCATGCAGTTTGTAGAGTGCTGGATGAACTCAAAGCTTTCTGATGGAAATACGTATGTACTGAAGCTGCGTGATGGCGGTGGAGAGGTCAGGCAGTTGCGCGTTCTCGACCCAAACAAAGTCACACCCTACGTGACCGACGATGGAGAGATTTTCTATCAGGTACGGCCTGATAACGTTCACGGGATTGAGAAGCAGGTGATGGTCCCCGCGCGTGAAATTATCCATGACCGCTTCAACTGCTTTTTCCATCCACTCTGTGGGCTTTCGCCTATTTATGCGTGTGGTTTAACAGCCATGCAGGGGGATGCCATCCTCACTAACTCAGCCAACCATTTCAAAAATGGTGGAAAGCCTGGTGGCGTTATCAAGGTACCAGGTGCAGTTGATGGTGAGAAGGCGCGGGAAATTAAACAGAACTGGGACGAGGGCTATTCCGGTGCAAATGCGGGTAAAACTGGCCTGCTTGCAGATGGTGCCGACTTTGTCACTATAGCCATGACTGCAGTTGATGCACAGATGGTCGAGCAGCTCAAACTGACCGCTGAAATCATCTGCGCAACGTTCCACGTACCGATTTACAAGGTAAATACGGCCTCCACGCCATCATATAACAACATCGAGGCGCTTGAGCAGGGTTATTACTCTCAGTGCCTTCAGACCCATATTGAAGCTATTGAGCTGTTACTGGATGAGTCTCTGGAGCTCGACGATAAGTCTGGCGTGGAATTTGACCTCAGCATGCTCATCCGCATGGACACAGAGGGGCGCTACAAAACTTACAGCGAGGGAATTGGCGCAGGCTTCCTGACGCCTAACCAGGCGCGTAAAAGCGAAAACATGCCGCCAGTTGAAGGAGGGGATACGCCGTACCTGCAGCAGCAAAACTACGCGCTATCCGCCCTGGCTAAAAGGGACGCCAGCGATGACCCGTTCGGAAGCAAGTCTAAATCTGAACCGGCCACTAATCCGCTACCACCCATTGACGATGAAAGCAGCAAGGCTCTATCCGAGCAGGAGCATTTCATGGTCAAAGCAATGCTGAAAGGACTGCTTACTCATGAATGAACGTGACATGTCACTGCTAAAGGCTGTCGGAGAGGCGGTCAAAGAACAACTGGCTGTGGTGCAGCAAAAGTATGAAAGTGCGCTGTCTGCGCAATCTCAGGAAATTGAAAACCTGACAGAAAAGGTAAAAATGCTTTCAGCGGCATCACCTGATGAAGCTGCCATTGCCAGGGCTGTTTTAGCGCAGATTGCTGTCCCCGTCGCGCCTGAATTGCCAGACATCCAGCAGCTGGTGAAAGATGCGGTTTCAACTATTCAGCTGCCAGAAGCTCCGAAAGCCCCTGAGTTGCCTGATATTGAGGGCATGATAAATAAGGCCGTCGATCGAATTCAAATTCCGCAACCGGCTTTACCCGATGTTGAGCAGTTAGTTAAAGATGCAGTCTCTGCTATTCAGCTGCCTGAGGCCCCGAAAGCACCTGAGCTTCCTGACATTGAAGGCATGATCGAGAAGGCTGTTAACGGAATTCAAATCCCGCCCCCGAAACTGCCTGACATTCAACAGATGGTAAAAGAAGCTGTGTCTGCTCTTCCTTCCCCAAAAGACGGTGATCCGGGAGAAGACGGCAAAGATGCGTTGCAGTTAGAAATAATGCCCTGCATCGATGAAGAAAAATCATACCCACGCGGCAGTTATGCAATACATCACGGTGGATTATGGCGCTCATACCAAAAAACAACCGGGTTAAATGGCTGGGAATGTCTGGTTGATGGCATTTCCTCCGTTGATATCAGCCAGGCCAATGAGCGTGAATTTACCATCACTGCTCAGCTGGCCAGCGGCACTAAGACCGAGAAATCCTTCAGCATACCGGTAATGATTTACCGCGAAATATTCAAAGACGGTGAAAAGTATTTACCCGGCGACAGCGTCACATGGGCAGGGTCGGTCTGGTATTGCCACGCAGAGACAACCGATAAGCCAGGTGAGCCGTCCTCAAAAGGATGGAAACTTGCGGTTAAGCGCGGGCGGGATGCGAGGGCAAAATCATGATCGGGCTGGTTACGCTTGACGAGGTGAAGTCCTATCTCCGTATTGATACTGATGCTGCTGATAATGAACTGCAGGAGGCGATTTATCAGGCCAGTGCTGTGATTTTGGATTACGTGAAGGGCTCACGCTCATTGATCATTGATGATTCCGGAGAAGTCATAGAGGGGGAGGCTTTACAAAGAGTCAAACGCTCAACTCTCATTTTGGTGGGCATTTTCGACCGAGTAAAAAATGGAGAAGAGGAACAGCGTTACTCTCAGGGCAACCTTCCTTTTAGCGTGACTGCTTTCATTTATACCCTCCATACTCCAACGGTTGTTTAAGGATGATTTTATGACAACGGGTCTCGAAGCCGGCAGGCTCACTGAACAGATAACGCTTCAAGTCATAAATATATCGACGGGTCCCCTTGGCGAGCCTTTGCCAGACATTCCTGTCGATGTTGCAAAAGTCTGGGCGGCAGTTGAAATGAAATCCAACAGAAAGATCAGGACGTTGGACCAGCAACAGGTTGTCGAAACCTGGCATTTCACCATCAGGTCCGGGCGCGCCGTGAGTATCGACTGGAAGGTGAAGTGGAAGGACGCAAGCTACACCGTTGTGTCGGTTGACCACAGCCTGAAAGACCGGCTGATCCTCAAGGCTGAGAGAGATACACGCCATGATTGAAAATGCCATCCTCAAGGCACTCGGCGGACTTTCCGGCCTGCCAGTCTATCCTCTGCTACTCCCTGATCCGGTCCAGCAAGGGATCACTTTCCAGCGCATATCCGATCCTGAGGTAGGTGGTGGGTTGGTGCGTACGGGCCTAATCGCAGGACGGTTTCAGATATCGATTTATAAGGTTAATGATTATACCGCTGTCGTGGAACTGGACCGTGCCATATGGGAAGCATGGCGCGATATAAGGCATGGAAAAATCGCGGATTATCCAGTCCAGTACGTTGAGCGCGGTGGCATTGTTCAGGACTGCACCACATTGCCGAGCAACAGCGTGCAATACCGGCTTGTAAGGGACTACATCATTTATTTTTATGAGGATTCATCATGATCAGAATGGAGGTAAAGGGACTGCAAGAACTTGAAAGGCAACTTGCAGCTATGGGTGAAAAAATAGCTGTGAAAGTGATGGCTAATGCGGGTAAGGAGGCGATGCAAATTGTCAGCGCCGATATGCAGCAGCATGCCGGTTATGATGAGAAAAGCCCCGGTCCGCATATGCGTGACAACATCAAAACCACCTCCCATAATCGAATGAAAGATGGCCGGTATCTTACCGTTGTCACCATCAGGGTTGGTCCATCCAAAGCACATACACAGAAAGCGCTGGCGCAGGAATTTGGCACTGTCAAACAGGTCGCCAGCCCTTTTATGCGGCCTGCGCTGGACTTTAATCGTACCAAAATACTGAGCATTCTTGCGGTACGTCTCCGTGAGGGTATCGAAAACAATCGTTAAATGAGGCAATGAAATGGCAGATAAAAGCTCTCCGGAATACGCAATGCTCCCCGCTGGAACAGTTGTTCTGTGGGGGGGGATCGGTGATGCCGTTGCGGCTATGCAGCCGCTGATTAACTGTAAAGCGCTTGGGGCAACAGGTGCCACGGGTTCCTTTGTTGACTGCACGACCCTGATTGATAAACAGAAACAGTTTATTTCTGATCTGCCGGAAGGCCCTGAAAAATCACTCGGATTTGTCGATGACCCGTCTAACACCAGCTTTACAGCTTTCATCAATGCTGCAGAACAGCGTCAAACCGTGCAGTTTTACATCCAGCTGCCGAACGGGCGTACCGCGACAATGGTAATGGCACTGTCTGGCTGGCAGTTGAATGAAATCACAGCCCCGGCCAGTGATGTTATTCAAATCACTGTCAACGGTAAACAGAACAACATCGACTGGGGCTATACGGCGCCGGGCAGTTAATCACCATCCTAATAACCTTTGAGGCCGCCATATTGGCGGCTTTTTTAATGGAGAATTTTAATGAAAGACCTTAAATCCCGCTTGTTGTCCCCCGAAACTGTCGCTCATCCGATCGTCTTATTGGGTACGGAGCTATTTATTCGCCGACTCACGGCCTACGAACTGGCCGATTTTGAAGACAAAGCCGCTCAACTTCGCGCTGATGGTAACACCCGGGACATGGCGCTCGCCGGTGCCTCACTTGTCCTGAATTCCCTGGTCGATGAAAATGGATTGCCAGCTCAAGACCTTCCGGCACCGGATGAGTTGATGAAGTCCCATTCCTATGCGTCGCTCATTGAGGCGTTGACCAAAGTTCAGCGTCACAGTTACGGCACGCTCGAGGAAGCGAAAAAAAACTAAGGGACTCCCCCTGGCTGAGGCTGGTCTTTTCACTGGCTGAGCGCTTCGGGGAGTCTGACCCACGGAAAATTGCCAACTTACCGGCTGAAATTCTTTTGCACTGGGAGGCCTGGTTCTCTCTTTCCGGTAATGCCGAACCGCCTGACCCGGCGGCGCCGGTTGTTGCCACCAATACCCCTGCTGACCGGCAGTGTGCCGATGTTATGAGGATCCTTGGACAATGAGTGATGTCGCAAGCCTGTCAGTTGCCCTGCATCTCAATTCGGCAACCTTCAAATCTCAGATTACAGATGCGTATCAGAAGGCAGGGCAAGCCAGCAAGAAATTCAACGAACAAGCGACGTCTCAGGCAAACGAATTGTCTGACGCCATTGCAAAGACCGTCACGGCGGCAAAAAATATTAGCGGCCAAAGTGCAGGTGCCGACCAGTTTGCCGGAGCGACCCGTGGCGCCGGCCAGCTTAACTTTGTGCTTCATGAGGTGGCTGCTGGCAGCAATGTAGCCAGCAGCACGATCATTAATGCACTGATCCCGGCCGTTCATTCACTGAAAGGCCAGCTTGATGGTTCAACCAGCGGCTGGCAGGCGCAGCAAGAAGCCGCAAAAAACGCCGCTGCTGAGTTGGCAACAGTCGCACAGGCACAGATAGCGGCGGCTCAGGCAGAAAAACAGGCAGCCATTAACCAGGCCGCTATTGCTGAAAAAACGATTGTGGCCGCGCAGGCGCAGCGCGATCAGGCCATCGCGCTTGATGAGTATTACGCCAAACAAACCGAAGTTAACAAGCTTTACGGTCTCAGCGTCAGTTATCAGGATGAACACCTGAAAAACGAACGAGCGATCATCGAAGCAAACCGTCTCGAAGCCAGCGGACTGGATAAGTTGAAAGCGGCAAAAGCGTCTGCGATTGCTGCGGATCTGGCTGAAACGGAAGGCAAGGCGGCTTTGGTTGGCGCAACGGAGGCGGCGGCGGCGGCAAATACCCAACTTTCCATTACGCAGCGTATTGCCGCCACCAGCAGCCGCGCAATGAGTGGTGCGATGAGCCTGCTTGGTGGGCCGGTCGGGATTGGTCTGAGCGTGCTGGCCGCGGGCGGCACACTGCTTTACACCGAATTCAAAAAAGCAGAAGAGCAAACCAAGAAACTCAATGCTGCCGTGCTCGACCTGAGCACGTCATCCCTTGTATCAGCTTCGGACCTTAAAAAACTGAACGGTGAACTGGGGAACACTGATGTAGCGGTCGATGCCATTACAGCATCGGTTAAAGGGGGTTTTAGCGGACAGATGTTAACGAACGTCGCGACTCTGGCAAATGCCTATGCTCAGGCCGGTGGCAGTGCTCAGGACTTGGTTAATTCTCTGACGTCGCTTCGTGGTGAGCCTGTAGCCGCGATGGAAAAACTGACGGCATCAGGAATTGCTCTGAGCAGTTCAGTCATCAGCCAGGTCATGGCGTTAAGCCAACGCGGTGAAGCTGCGCAGGCCAGTCAAATTCTGATCGAGGCGGCAATTCAGGCAGAAAAAGAGCGTCTTGCAGAACTGGGGATTGAAGTCGATAAGACAGCTGAATCGGTGAAGAACCTCGGGATAATGTGGGGAACTATCGGGGAGCAATCCTCAATAGCGCTCGGCGGGGCAATTGATAAGGCGAAAGTTGCCCAACAGCAGTTTGATGATGTTTCGCGGCGCTTCATTGCTTCCAGCAAAGCCGGTTATGCGGAAGCGCAGAACGAAAGGCTGAAAAATTCGGCAGGCCTGAAAAATTATCTGGCTGAGGGTACCAGCGCTGCTGATAAACGCGCGACAGCTATCAAAAAACTCAACAACAGTATTTATTCGTCCAATTCATCTGAGTATCAGAACATCCTGAAGGGGATTAATGACGAATACGATAAAGCGACCAAAAAGAATAAACCGCGGTCAACCTCTGGTGAGAGCGAAGGCCAGCGCGCTCTGGAACAGGCTCAGCAGCGTAATGCTGTGTTGCGTGAGCAAGCACAAACAACTGATGCGCTGACCGACTCGGAACGTCAACTGGCAGCGTTTGATCAAAAAATTGCGGGGCTGAAAGGCCAAACCCTGAATGCCAGTCAACAGAGCCTGGTCAACATGCAGGGGCAGATTCGCGCGCAGATGCAATCAAATGTCCAGTTAGAGAAAGAAGCCGCGCTGCGGAAGGTTTCGCAGAAGTACCAGGACGAAAGCCGTAAATGGACGGAAGAAGCGGATGCCATGCAGCGAGAAGCCGCGATTAATCTCGGTAAATACAGCCAGTCTGACAGCGAGTCCGCAGATGCTGATGCGCGAAACGCAATCATCAACCGGTTCAACCAACGCCGGATTGCTCTTGAAAAAGACTTCACTGATAAATCGTCAACGGAATATCAGGCCCGTTTGGCAGATCTGGAGAATGCCAAACAACAAGAGCTGCAGATCACTGAGCAAACCAATCAGGACAAACTCACCGCTGAACAGGATTACAGTGCGGGTTTCCGCCGCGGTACGCTTAACTGGATTGACAGCGCACGTGATGCAAATAGCCAGATTGCCACTTTCTCATCTGGCCTTTTCGACAGCATGACTGATTCTCTGGCGACTTTTGCCACAACAGGGAAATTCAGTTTTAAATCATTTACTACATCTGTTCTTTCCGATTTGGCAAAAATCGCTGCGAGGATCGCTATGTCCAGCGCACTAGAGGGCATCTTTGGGGCAGCAACTAGCCTGTTTGGTTCCGGCGCAGCGGCTTCTGGAGCTGGCACAGCAGCGAGTGGTTTTTCAACCGGTGCCTATAGCAATCTTTCATTGAATGCAAAGGGCGGTGTTTATAACTCACCGAGTCTGAGTGCATACAGCAACGGCATCGTAAGTTCGCCGACCATGTTCGCTTTTGCGAAGGGGGCCGGATTGATGGGCGAAGCGGGGCCGGAAGCTATCATGCCGCTAACGCGGGGATCTGATGGTTCGCTTGGGGTGCGCGCGGTCGGCGGGAGGTCTGCGGGCACGACCACCTCTGCTGCACCTCAGGTGTATATCACCATCGACAGCAGCGGCGATTCTTCATCGCAATCCACTTCTGGCTGGGAACAGTTCGGTTCGCAGATCGCTAACTACGTTAACCAACTTTATCAGCAGAATAAGTCGAAGGATTTACGCCCAGGTGGCGATATCTGGAATGCTATAAAAAGCAGGTGATAAATGGCTATTGAAACATTCACATGGTATCCGCGGGTGAACGCTGAGGCGGATGTAAAACACCGCGTAAGAAAGGCCAGTTTTGGCGATGGCTATACACAGGTCGCGGGGGATGGGATTAATCCGCGCACACAAGAATGGAACCTGAGTTTCATCGGCACAGAAGACTACATTCAGCCCATTCTGGACTTTCTCGATCGTATGGGCGGGACTAAATCATTTCTCTGGAAGCCACCACTCAATCCGTTGGGTTTTTGGCGTTGTTATGAATATAAAGCGGTCCCGATGGGAGGAGATAACTACACACTCACAGCCACTTTTGAGCAGGCATTCAAACCATGATAAACAGTGATTATCAGAAATTAGAGCCGGGGGACACTGTCCGCCTGTTTGAAGTGGACGGCACCGCTTTTGGCACGGGCGAAGTGCTTCGGTTTCACAATTACAATCTGGCATACACCGAGGCCGAAATCGTGGCCGCCGGTGGCGATGAATCAAAACTGCCGGCGAAATCCATCTGGTGGCAGGGTAACGAATACTCAGCATGGCCGGTTCAGATCGAAGGCATTGAGGCTTCAACCAGCGGCAGCGGTGCGCAGCCAAAACTGACAGTGGCAAACCTCGACGGTTCTATCACAGCCCTTTGTCTGGCATATGACGACATGCTTCAGGCAGTGGTGACGATTCACGATACGCTGGCGCAATATCTTGATGCCCGAAACTTTGCGGGCGGGAATACCACGGCGGACGCCACGCAGGAAAAGTTGCAGGTTTTCTACGTCGACAGCAAGAGCATGGAAACCAACATCTCTGTTGAGTTCACGCTGAGCAGCCCGATGGATTTGCAGGGATTGATGGTCCCGACGCGGCAACTTCATTCTCTTTGCACCTGGTGCATTCGTGGAAAATACCGTTCAGGGGATGGCTGCGATTACGCCGGTACAAACTATTTCGATAAGCATGGTAATCCGGTTAGCGATCCCTCGCTTGATGTATGCAATGGCACGCTGAACTCTGGCTGCAAGCCCCGCTTCGGGGCAAACAACGAATTGCCGTTCGGCGGCTTCCCAGGCACCTCTCTGATTAAGAGCTGAATATGCGAGATAAAACCCTGCAGGCTATTTTTGAACATGCCCGGCAGAGCTACCCGCATGAATGCTGTGGCGTGGTTGCACAGAAAAGCCGGGTAGAACGTTACTTTCCTTGTGCAAATCTGGCAGCTAACCCCACCGAAGATTTTCATCTTGATCCTGTGGGATACACTGATGCTGAGGATTGGGGAACGGTTATTTCTATCGTTCACAGCCATCCTGATGCAACGACGCAGCCCAGCGAACTGGATAGGGTGCAGTGCGATGCAACCGAATTACCCTGGCATATTGTGAGCTGGCCGGATGGGGATTTTCGAACCATCCAGCCGCGCGGTGAACTCCCTTTGCTCGAGCGCCCATTTGTACTCGGGCATTCAGATTGCTGGGGATTGGTCATGAGCTATTACAGGCAAACGCACGGCATCGAACTTACCGATTACCGCGTGGATTACCCATGGTGGGAGAATGACCATCCGGATAATTTTTATCAGGACTGCTGGTATGAATGCGGGTTCCGAGAATTTAGCGGGCCGCCTATGCCTGGCGATATGGTGATCATGCAGGTTCAATCCACTAAATGGAATCACGCTGGGATCCTGCTGGAAGGCAATATGCTTCTGCACCATATGTATGGCATGCTCAGTAATCGGGTACCCTATGGTGGGTACTGGCAAGAGCGGACAATGAAAATTGTCCGACATATGAATCTTATATAACAGCATTGCCTTGCTATAATCTGGTGGTAGGATGCTATTACTTGTTATGGATTAGAGGATAGGGAAATGCGGATATTAGGTTTAATGATTTTAGTGGTTGGTATCATATGCGCTATATCAGCTTTCACAATGGATGTGAGTGTTTTAGCTGGAAATGGGTATAGAGTAAATAATATTGGACTGATGTCTACAAGACAAAATGGAATAATACTTGGAGGCTTCATAAGCCTATGCGGGCTGTTGCTGGCTATATTTGCCGATAAGCTTAAAAGCTCGGATTTAAAGCAAGTGAACTGTCCATTTTGTGCGGAGAGGATCAGTCCAGAAGCCATAAAATGTAAGCACTGTGGAAGCAATGTGGAAAAGAATCCCTTGACCGAAATAGCTGCTGAAATTGATGAAGTTAATCATGATTCTTCATATCCTATATATTTATTGGTAGCGGTTTTGTGTATTTTTGCCGTTATAGGTGTAAGTTTAATCATTTCTCGAATGCATTAGTAAGGATGACTATGAGATATATACTTATTTCATTGTTGGCACTGGGCCTGGCAGGGTGCTCGACAACGCCTGTATCTTCAAGCCTAGCAAAAGAGGTCAAAGCGTCCTCTTCCTACCAATTTAGACAAGGATACGTGCCTGTGACAATCATTAGAGATAAAGGGATGATTGCTAGTGCATGTGCAATAACCGCATTTATTAATGGCAATAAAGTTGCTGAATTGAACACCAGCGAAAAAGTTGTCGCATACGTCGAGCCTGGTGAATTGATTGTCGGTGCTGGATTTATAGGATCAGGCCTATGCAATGGGGCTCCAAAAAGAGAGAGAGAATTTATAATCAAAGAAGCACAACCACGAAGCCTACGCATATTTATTGATCAAAGTGCTAATGTAGACATTCTGCCGACCACTGAATATTGACATAACCGATTAGCGAACAAAGCCAGCCTAAGAGCTGGCTTTTTTTATGAGGATTTTTTATGCAAGGAATAATGACTAAAATTGAGCTTGGCGGTTCTTTGGGGAAAATATTTGGGAAAACCCATCACCGACTCATCAGAACAGTGGGGGAAGTAGGAAAAGCATTAAGCTGTACAATCCCTGAATTTGGACGCTATATGAATAATAGTAAACAAAGAGGGATTACTTACGCTGTATTCAGAGGAAAGAAGAACATAGGAGAGGATGATTTAGGTTATCCGGTCACGGAAGAGGTTATAAAAATTATCCCCCTGATAATTGGAAGTAAAAAGGCAGGGCTTCTACAGACAATTCTCGGCGCTGTTATCATTGCAGCTGCATTTGTGGTTTCTTTTACCCCGTTTGCTGCCGCATCTCCATTTTTATATGCGATGGGTGCATCGATGGCGCTGGGGGGTGTAATCCAATTACTTTCACCACAAACTGCTGGTTTATCCAGTAAGCAAGATGCAGATAACCAAGCATCTTACGCCTTCGGCGGTGTCACAAATACGGCTGCTCAGGGCTATCCGGTACCGCTTCTGTATGGGAAACGCCGAATCGGCGGTGCTATTATTTCCGCCGGGATTTATGTCGAAGATCAGCAGTAAATCCTACCTACAATTCTTCCATTAAGGTCGCTCAGGCGGCCTTTTTTATGGGCGCAATATGGCAACCGCAACCAAAATAAAAGGCCGCAAGGGCGGCAGTTCTTCATCCCGCACTCCTGTAGAACAGCCTGATGACCTTCAGTCTATCGCGAAAGCAAAACTGCTTATTGCTCTGGGTGAAGGTGAATTTGGCGGTGGCCTAACAGGCCAATCCATTTTTTTGGACGGAACTCCGCTTCTGAACAGTGACGGTTCGAGCAATTTCAGCGGGGTAGCGTGGGAGTTCCGCGCCGGTACACAGGCACAAACCTACATTCAGGGGTTGCCGGGCACCGAAAATGAAATCAATGTAGGTGCTGAGGTTAAAAGTGCCGTTGCCTGGACCCACACTTTCACTAATACCCAACTCTCAGCTATTCGCTTGCGTCTTAAATGGCCGTCTTTGTTTAAGCAAGAAGATGACGGTGATCTGGTTGGGTATTCGATCAACTACATTATTGAACTGCAGACCGACGGCGGCGCATTTCAGACAGTTGTTAAT